AGACCGCCCGGTATAAACAGAGAAGCTATAGTTGCTGCAGTAGCAAGTCCACCGACTTTATAACTTGTAGGTATTTCAGTATTAGCAATATCTTCACCCGTCATATCCGAGCCGCGCATGAAGTTCATAATAGGATCTATTGCAGCATATAAACCAGCAAATACTAAACCAGCTATACCGCCTTTAAGTAATTTAGGATTTATTCTAGCTGCTTTCATTCCATCTTCAACGTCAGGTGCTCCTGGCGTTACTAGTTTCAGCATTGATTTAAACGTTAGATATTGTGCAGCACCACTGACTATTGCTCCTCCGACAGCTGGTACGGCCTTGGCGGCCACATTGGCGGCCACATAACCAGCACCTAGCATGCCGAGAGGTGAAGCAACAGCTTTAATATTTTCTACTAACCCATCCCAGTCCCCTGATGTTATCTTACTTAAAGCTGTACCTGCTCTAGAAAAACCGTCAAACAAATCTGGCATTTTAACATCTTTACCAAAATATTTGGGTGCTATAGCTTCAACAGCACCAGCTAATACTTGATATCCTATCGCACCAACAACACCAAAGAATAAAGTTTTCTTTATAACATTAAATGCGCCTGATAAAGCACTAGCAAATATTCCGTTTTTGCCGAATACTTTAAAGTCTTTCTGGTCTCTTTCTTTAGCAAGTTTTAAGTCTTGTGCTAATTTTTGAGAATCAAGCTTTTGCTGAGATTTAATATTTTCTTTTTCAGCTTTTTCAAAGTCTTTACGCTCTTTATCATCTAAGAGCTCTATCTTAGCTTCTCTTTCGTCTCTTAGTTCTTCGAGCTTTGTTTGACCTTGAAGAGTACCAGTGATACCTTGCATACTTGAAGATAGAGCCTTGAAAGTATCATGGAACTTATTCAGCTCTACTTTTACAGACTTAATAGAATTAGTGCCTCTATTTCTTAATAAGAGACCTTCGCTAGTTAGCTTTTCTACTATCGCTTTTGTGTCCGGTGTCATTTAAATTATCCTGTTTGTGCTGCTCTGGCTTTCTCGTTTTGTTCTTTAATGTGGTCAACTAACATCTGAAAGTATAAATCCCTTTCGTAAGGTAGTAGATTCTCTATTTCGCTTATACTATATTTATGGTGCTGTGCCATACTGAATATCATTTCGTAATAATTACTCAAACTGATATGACTCAGCACTAGGTAAAAAAAGTTTGCATTCCCTCCACTACGAAGGTCTTCTCTGTGCCAGCTGAATTAGTATAAGCTACTTCGTGCCTTAGTTTCGGCATTGTTTCAAAGAACTTAGTAATATCTTTAACTGATTTAGCAGTTAAGCTATCCATAAATCCGTCAATTTCTTCTTGCTTATAGTCTTTAAAGTAGTGTACCTCGTCCTCAGATGCGACGTAGTCAATACAAGACGTTAGTAATATATAATCTGTTAATGGATCTTCTTGGTCGAGTGTGGTCAACTGTGCGAACTCATCGATCGTAGGATATCTCAAAAACAATTTATAGTCATCATTAATAATTATTTCATTAGTGTGCTCTGGATCTCTAACAAGTTTTACTTCGTCAATATCAATTTCTAAATCTATACGCTCATCTGTATCTTGATCGCGCACAGAAAAATTAATTAAGTTGTTAACGCTACGAGCTCTTAAGTATAGTATCACATACTCGAGATCAAACATTGCAAGATCACTTACGTCTTTTTCTATTAAACAATTATTAACAACTTGTTTTGCTGCTAATACTTGTGCAGTTGGATCATCACTTTCTTGTCCAACTAATAAAATCTTTTCTTCTTTAACCGAAAACGGTCTGTATTTAATTCGCTCACCAGTAGATGGTAGCGTCAGTTCCTGTATTGGAATATCAATTTTTGGTAATGCCATTATGTATTTCTCCTATTATATAATTTTGTTTAGAAACTCGGTGTAATTTTGGGTGGTTAACCACCGGGTGGTTTGGGTGGTTTAGGTTCTGAAACACCTTTGCCCGAGTCTCCAAAGAAAGCATCAATGTTGTTATATGAATTACGAACACGACTTAGTTTGTTAATTGCATCTTGGATGCTTGTTGGTTTACCCGAACTTAATGTTGATTTAGTAACATCTACGAAGTTAGCTAAATCAGATAGTGTGTCAAGTAATCCGCCTTGTAATCTGTTTGATGGGTTGCCTAGGCGATCGCCAGAGTAATGTATTCTGTCATACGCAAAGGTTACATCTATAGTTAAAAATTGGTCGTTTAGTGCCCAGTCCATTCCCATGTCTGAAACTTGATATGGCCAAGCGTTATCTAATACAACTTCATAGTACTTATCGTTTTTACCGACGCTTTCAGTAGAGTAATGTTTAATAGACATTCTACATCCATATTCGTCTTTATAACCAAGTTCGTATGGTAACATACCAATTCCACCGTCTTCGAAGTCTGCAACTGCTCCATAAGCACCAGTCTTAGTACTATAATTCATTACTCTTTGAATCCAATTATGGAAGAACGAAAGCATTTCGTGATTACTATCAATCATAAAGGTTGCATTTATAGGTGCACCAGTCATACTAAGAGGAAATGTTGTTGGTAGTTGAGCAACGTTTGTCATTGAACCTGTCTCAACACCAATACCTGGAAAGTTAACTCTATTACAGAAAAACGAAAATTCAGTAGAAGGATCAATAGCAGAATTAGTTTCTTGATATTTAGCTATAGTTACTTCGAATAGATTAGCCTTGGCAGGACCACCATACTTATCCATCGTTGATTTAAATTTGCTAATACTAAATGACATGTTTTATCCCTGTATCGTTTTTCTTGAGTCAGCATAAACTTTCTGTTTATTAGCTCCCTCAAACCTGGCCAACGGTAAGAATAACGCGATATCCCATTCTGTTGGATTAATATAAACAAACTTTGATTGCATCTGTTTATTTAAATACATTTTTAATGCTGGCTTAAAGAAACGAAATCTTGCAGCACTCTGCAATAATTCATAACTAACTTTTAATTTTGTTGTCTCATCAAATGTTTTATTAGATGTGACTGTATATAATGCGTCCATTAATTGGCCGCGCATCAATGGTGGTAAATAGTGAAAGTTAATTCCTAGAAAACCACCCTTAACCTTATTTATTGGGAAAATCAGCGGGAATCTATCATAATATGGTAATGTAGCTTTATGCTTAGGATTGTACGCAAATGTGTACATATCACCAGGTTCCATATTACTAACTAATCTGCCACGTTCTTGTGAAGCTGTACTAATCATAGCAGCTCCAGAAACACCAGAAGAACCAGTACCAGTTTTAGTTACTGCCTTTGCAGCATTACGATACCATGTTCGAGCTGTTGTAGAACGAGCTGGTACTTCTCCTTTTCTAATACCTTTTGCAAGTATATCAGAAAATACAGATACTCCTTTTGATTTGCCTTTAGCAACTCTTTCTGCTTCTTCGAAAAGACTTTTATATTCTATTGCCATTTATCTGCCTGCTATTCCATCTTTCTCTGTCATTATAACGAAGCTCCAACCACGGTCAGCACAATAGGATCGAGCTGCTTTCCATTTAGCGCTGTTAATACCATAATTCTTAACCTCGTTTAGATATCTTCTTGATACCCTACCTGTTGGTGTTTTATTCTTATTCGATGGATTAGGTGGTAAAGTCTGCCCATACGGTTTAATTTCTATCATGATTGTTTGTGTTTTACCATGCCCATCATGTTTATGGACAACCACATCTGGGAAGTATCTATGCATCCTTCCATCTATTGGTGACCTATATGGAACAATTACTTCTTCAGATTGCCACCATATTACATCTTTATGCTTATCTAACCAAGAAAAAACGTTTCTTTCCCACCAAGACCGATAAATAATCCTAGTAGGATCACCTTTATATTTCTGCGGGCGGCTTGGTTTAAACTTACCTTTATATGCCATAACTAATTTGTCAATCCTGTATAAATAATCTATAATGTCCAATTACTATTTATTACAACGAGATAACTATGGCTGGAAGTAACTATGAGTTCTAGACCTGAAATAATTAAGAACAGAAGAAAAAACGCTGGTAAGGCTTTAAGTGGGAACTATTTGTCTTTCCCGTCTAAGCCTATGCCTCACGGTCTATTACTACAATTTGCTGACTACGATTACAATAAGTACATTGCTAGTATTAACTCTGAAGGTAAAGGTGCAGACGTAAAATTTACACAGAACGAAAATTTAGGTCTTATACAGTCCCTTTCGTCTACTGCAGAAATCTCAGATCATTCAGCACTTGAATTAC